GTATGATTAATCCTCATACCTATCAAAATTAACATTCACTGGAGCTTGAGCAATTACCTTTTCATTATTTGAAATTATTACTCTTCCTTCAGAATCTATAAACTCTGAATAGTTAGTTTTCACATAGTCCTTTACACCAGTTCCGTTAATATCGTTTCCATTCACGATTCCTCTAAACCGTTTGCCAATGGCTAACATATCATATGCGAATTTAGTCCGCTTCACTATTAGGTCTTCATGGTTCGATGTAGGATACGAATTAATCAAGATAGTGTTAGGCGAAACTTTATTTTTAATATAAGTATATATTTGTGCTATTGTATATACAACCACTTTCTTTGTAGCAGAATCTACATAATAAAATCCTCTAAGTAAGAAGTCTTCACTTCCACCATCTACGAACTTGTATAGCTTATTATCTTTTAATTCACAGATAAATAAGTTATCATCATGGCTATCAGGAAATACAGGATTTATTGCAGCTCCAAGATAATTTCCTTCAAGCATATTCATAAGCTTATAAGTTGATATTAAATGTCCACCATAATAAGTCTTAGAATAATCATTTATATACTCTTTTTTGGAGATATCAGTTATTGTCCCTACCTTTTCATCATACACATCTTCAGCGTGTACTATAACCGTTACATTAGCTATATCAGCCACTTTCTTTTTAAAGAAGATAAATAAATTATTATTGTAATTTATAATCTCGTAAAAATCTGGACGGATAAAGTGTCCATCTATAAATAAGTGCATTGACCTGTCAAGTCCTGCTGTTTCATATAAAGGTATTAGGTTTAGCTCGTCTTCTATAAGATGTCCTTCAGCCTTACCATACTTTATAACCTTATCAACTACTAAGTCATATCTTCTTGTAAATAGCGGTTCTACTACAGCTTCTATCTCATCTTTATCAGCATAGTCTTTAAGAAGCACTTTAGGTATAGTTATCTTAGATACTCCAAGTCTATCATCTCTTTTAAATCCTGTATGGAAGTATTTCCCATTTACATATAAAGAAACTACTTGTGAGTATCTATTAGGAACAAATACGACATAGTTATCCCCATCTTCTACAAGCTCAGCTGCATTTCTTATTCTTGTGTACTCATCTCCTATCATGCTTAAAGCAAATTGCTTTGATATACTTTTAATACTACTGAAGTATTCTGTATCATTTCCGAAGTCAACAAGAAGTCTTGGGTCATCATTTGCTATCGGAAGAAGTGAAGCTCTTGAACCTTTAACAAATCCTTCAAGTTCAGGACTATATACACAAGAGTATATAAAGTCTTCATATAAAGTGTCTAAGTCCTCTTTATCATCGTTTGCTGTATTATAAAGGACTAGAAGTTTAGTAACTGTAGTACCTGCTCCTATTTCATCTTCTAAAGCCTTTATATCAAGTACAGCTGAAGTTTGGTTCCAAGAAGCGTAAGTTAGATTTCTAAATTCAAATCCTTTCTTTCCACCCCTTTCATATACTATAACTCCAATAGAAGATAATATATCATTGGGGCTCACAACTTCAATTATTGCTGTCTTATTAGATACTGTATTTCCAACTTTAACTCCAGTACCTACTTCTAAATCTCCTAGACATAATTTGTAAGCGTCTAGTGCTTTATTTTCCGAAAATACTTCTATGTGCTTTAAACTCATTTCCATATAAAGATTTTCAAATAGATGTAGAGCTGTTGGACTTGGCGTATCTATAAATCTTACCACATCATTTCCTGTAGATATAATAACTGTACCTGTAGTTAGAATTGCTTCTTCCTTAGGAATTACTATAAAGTAAGATTCATCTACAAAGTAATACTTTGCACCTTTTTGTCTTAAGTATTCTTTATACTCTAAAAGACGATTTCCGTCTTTAAAGAATATTTGATATTTACCAAAGTCTGGAGTAAACTGTAACTCAGGTATTTGATAAACATTGTACATTATCTCAAAATGTCCCTTACCGATATTATCCAAAGTATCCAAAAATTCCATAGTAGGATTTGTAAGCTTTGTTAGTGTAAAATTATAAATACCAATAAGCCCGTCGATATCGACGGGTTTTGACATATGAGGTTTTAATCTATCGTAGAAGGTAGTCTTTCTACCGTCTACAGAATCTATAAAGGCTCTCATTATAAACCTCCTTATAAAGATTGTAATACTTCTCTTGCAACTGCGATACAGTAAGGTTGAAGTTCTGTCTTAATAGAAGAGCTTCTATAAACCGAATAGTTATTGTAATACCCTGAAGCTAGTGCACACAAGTATGGCACATAGTCAACTGAGAATACATTTGGACTTCCTAAGATTATCGAAACTCTTTGTCTTATAAACTCAACTGATACTTTATCTTTTAAAGCTGTAAAGTTTCTCTTAAGTATTTCTACAAGACCGTGGAATGATTGCCATAACTCTTTTGGAGTTTCTAAAACTAATTGGTTTATAAATGCCTTTTCTGTATCATTTTCTATCTTAGCTTGATTCATTGCACTTTCATGTACATTCTTATCAATACCGAAGTGATGATTTAACATAAATCTTGCACAGATATATTTAAGATACTTAGCGTTTGCTCCACTTGCAAATATTGAAGAACCTGATATACCTATAGTTAATATCTTTGTATATAGTTCAATAAGCAAGTATCTCATTTGGAAATTTGCACATATCTTTGTGTAGTTTATGAGAGACTTATAAATAGCCCAAGCACCTTGACACAGTCCAATTAAATCATTTACATTAATTTTAAATTTACCATCTTCTTCTGTACAATAAGATGTAGCATTTACTATAACTTGTACAGCTCCTGATGATTTATCAATAAGTGGAGCATAAGGAAGATACATTCCTACAGCAACCAATGGATTATACTTAAGTACAATCTTTTTCTCATTTATTAAATTCATAATGTCTCTTTTGAACATCTTGTTCGAGTTTGCTTCATATAGTAAAAAAGCTTCAGGTGCAGATGTTGCATCAACATCACGACCAGATATAAGCTCAGCTACTTTACCTGATAAATTATCAACTTTATCCATCACTTTCCATAGAGAAGATAAGTCGGAAAGCTTCGCTTGATTAGTTCTAATCATATATTTTAAACCTCCTAATTACTTAAATTTTACTAACAAATTTTTGGGTGTGAACCCTCGATTTTTAACTAAAGGGGTGTTTGGGAGGACTTTATGAAGACACTAAGACATATTAATATTTCAGACTTACACTTATCAGTATATAGCGAACCTACAGATTACATAGAGGAGCTTATGCTTATAATTGATTATATAGATAAATTAAAAGAAAGTATTGATGTGCTAACTTTTGCAGGAGATATATTTGATAGAGTATATCCAGCAAATCACAAGGTAATACAAATAGCAGTTGATTTCATGACAACTATTGCAGAAAGAGCAAGACTATATGATTTTAAAGTATTCTTACTTAAGGGTACACTATCACATGATAATACACAACTTGATATATTCTCATCTCTTGAAAGTCCTAACTTTCATATTGTAAGAAATGTGGAATTTATAGACGTAGAAGGACTTTTATTTAGATTCATTCCTGAGTATTATTCAAATACTTATGAAGAGTTATATGAAGAAGCTTTAACTACTAAAGCTGATGTAACTATATACCATGGCTCAATAGAAAGTGCTATGCCTTATGCTAAAGCTTTAAAAGCTGATACGCATAAGATGGCACAAGTTATAAAGGATAGAGATATAATAGAAACTACTGGAATATACACCATATGTGGACATATACATAATAGAATAAATATTGCTGATAATATCTGGTATACAGGTTCTTTTTCATCTCATTCCTTTTCAGATGCAGGAGTCAAAAAAGGTTTTGATGATATTACAGTTGATTTAGATACTGGAACTTTTAAAGTTAATTTTATAGAAAATAAATACTGTAGAAAGTATATAATCTTAGATGGTACTGAGATATGTAAATCAACTGTAAAGAAGATGAAAGCTTTCTTTAATGATTTAAAGCTTGATAAGAAAGCTAAAGATATTATAAGAATAGATGTCGATACTAATTCATATAATGATGAAGAGTATAAAAACTTATCTTTTATAATGTCATCTTATAAAGGAATATTTCAATTTAAAATAGAAAGACAAGTTAAAACACAAGAAGTTAAATCTATAGAAGAAGATGCAGAATATGTGCTGTCTCCTACTATTCCTTTAACTCATAAGATACAAAAGACAATAGAAGAAATATATGAAGTTAATCTATCAGTAGATAGAATAAAAGAGCTTTTAGATATTTCGGATATTCAAAAACCCACAATTAATGATGAGATTAAGGAAGGAGTACAAGTATGATAATACCTATTAACTATGCGACGCTCACATTACTTTTTAGTATAGTACCGCATTTTAGACATAATAATGAATTTTTAGCAAACTTAAAAGAAGCTCTTATAGATTTAAAAGTATCAAGAAAAGATACAAGAGAGCAAGAGATAATAAAGTGCATAGAAACTATGCTTAAATATATACAAGATGGAATAGCACTAGATGCAGAAGGACTTATTCGTATATCATCAACTGATGAAACTGTAGGTTCTGATGTATATGCTAAATACTTACAAGCTACAGATGACAATAAGAAGTTTATAGCGTCTCTTGTAGATTTCTTATCCGTTAATAAAGTAGCTTTAAAGAAGATGGATAATATTATATCAAAGCTTACATTCTTACAATCTTCTCCTACGAATACTGTAATGAATGAATACCAAGATATAATAAACGATTTTAAATCGGTAGCAATAGATATTACAACTAGAACTACGAAAGCTAATAATAAGACAGTTAAATTCTCAAGAAGTCCTAAGGGACTTGATAACATAATTACTCAGTTAAGATATGAAGATTCAAATGCTTTATCAACTGGTATTCCAGCACTTGATGATTTTATGGGTAAACTAAAGCCAAAGAAACTATATGCAACTATAGCTTTATCTGGAGGGTTTAAATCAGGATTTCTCGAAAATGTAACTTTGGGAGTTGCTAAATCAAATCCAAATGTTGATAAGATACCCGGTAAAGAAAACTGCGTACTTCATATAACTTTAGAAAATGATACTTTACAAGTATTTAAAAGATTTGTGGATTGGCACATGGAAGAGAAGATGTTCTCAAGAAAGCTTATAGATATGCCTGACGCTGAAGTTACAGGAATTGCACACAAATATATATCTCCACAAAACGATAGTGAAATGGCAATAGTAGTTCGTGAGTTTCATAGATACGATATAGGTCCTGATGATTTAGATGCACTTGTAAATGAACTTGCAAACGAAGGCATGAGAGTTATGCTTATAGTTCTTGACTATGCTGACTTACTTGCTGTACCTATAAATAGAAATGATACAGATGATAAGTCTAAAACTGATTTAGTTAAGAAGTTTGAAAATTTAAAACTAGCCGCTCAAAGATTAAATGTCCCTATAGTAACAGCTGGACAATTTAATAGAGAAGGGGAAAGAGTAGCACAAGAAGTAATAGGAAGAAGAGTATATCCAAGCCCACTTATGGGTGGACAACTAAACGCTTCTCATGTTGCTGGTGGATTTGGACTTAAGTTCCATGTAGAGTCTCTACTTATTCAATTTAGAGGAAGGTACAATAATGTCACTATGCTTCACATGCTACTTGATAAGGATAGAGACAATAATAAAGAGATAAATGAACTATCAACAAATAACGGACATAAAGGGAACTTAAGATTCTTTAAGTTTACAAAGAATGGATTTAGAATATCTCCAGCTCCCGAAGATGTCTATGATGATATAAGAGATGTAATACCAGATGACCCTAATTCAATACTAGGAAAATTAAATGAATTTGATATGATGCAAATACCGCCTGAAATGCAGGCAAAGCTTGACGCTGACTTAGAGGAAGCTAGAAAATTGGCTCTTGGTGATATGTTACTTCAAGAGCAGTTAAAGAAGTAGTAACTAGCATAATCAGTATTTTAATATATATATTATATAGGTGTAGCAGTACAATTAATATAAAAATTTAAGGAGGAAAAATTATGAGATTAAGTAACAAAATTAAGAATGGAAAAGGTGGATTTACAAAGATGAATCCAGAAAGGGTGTTTCTAAACGAGAAAACAAAAAGAGCATCACATTGGAATGACCAATGGAATGCTACAATTAACGCGTTAGAAACTTATCTTAGTGAGCAACAAGTAAAGTTTGCTGACCCAGCATTTGTAAACCAAACTGCAAATTGGTTTGGTGGAGAAGAAGCAAAAATCCCTGAAAACTTGGCTAAATGGTTGAATGAAAGAAGTCAACTTTCTGAAGGTGCTGAAAAGTTTAGAAAGGTAGTTGACAAGGCAACTTATAATGAAATGCAACAAGTGTTTCATATTGACAAAGTAAGAAAGCTTCACGAAGTCGACCAAAACAATGAGATTTCGAGATATGCTGTCGATATGTTTATGGCAGCGAAAGTTTTAAAGGTTGTAGCTAATAACTTTGATAGTTTGGTTAAGATTATCAAAGACGCTGCAAATGAAAACTTAATTGAAGACGTAGTTCTAAGAGCTATTGAAGATTTAGGTATCCAAATTGAGGAAAAGACAGAAGCTCCTAAATTGAACTTGGTTATGGATGAAGAACCTAGTGAAAGAAAGCCATTCAAGAATAAAGCTTTCGGATTTGGAGTTAAGAGCGAAGAAGAAAAGGTGTCTGCATTTTCTAAGTACCAAGATGAAGATGAAAGATATTATGGTGGAAGTAGCTTCGGTGGAAGTTCATTTGGAGGCGGAAGAAGCTTCGGTGGTGGAAGTAGTGGATTTGGTTCGTCAGGTGGAAGTAGCTTCGGTGGAGGCTTTGGTTCAGGTGGAACATTCGGTGGAGGTAAGAAGTTAGGAACATTCGGTGGTGGTTCTAGTGGATTTGGTTTAAATAGTGGTAGCAGTGGAGAAAGTAGTAGATTTACATTTGGCAAATCGTCAACATTTGGAAACTCAAGTGGAAATGGTAACTCAGGATTTGCGTTCGGAAAGTCGGCGTTTGGTGGCGGAAGCAGTGGAAAGAACTGGGAAAAGTCGCCAATGTTTGGAAGAAGATAATAAGTACATTAATATAATATAAGGAGGAATAAAGATGTTTGGAAACAATAATAACTATGGATTTGGAAATAACAGAGGGTACGATAATGAGGCAGAAAATAGAAAGGTTCAAGAAAGAGTTTTTGAACTTGCAAATGGAATGGTAGAGGCATATCAATCTTCATCATCTGCTGAAGAAGTAGCACAAACTTATGAAAGTCTTATAAGAGAAGCAGGATTCCAAGTATTAGGTAGAGGACAAAATAGAATTGCCTTTAGAGTTGAAGGTTCGTCTTGGGGTTACAAGGTTCCATTTAGAGAAGTAGGGTTTAGAGATAACGCTATTGAAAGATACAGTTCATCAGTTGTATCAAGTGATGCTACAGCATTTAAAGCACTAGGAGCACATATGCCAATGGTATCTAACTTCTCTCTAGGTAATGGATACCAAAACTTTATGATATGTGCTGAATACATAAAGAATTTGGAATCTAAGTCTGGGGAATTTTTGAATGACACAAGAGATGCAGCAATATATGCAGCAGTTGAGCACTATAAAGAAGTATCAGCAGTATTAAGAAAATTTAATGAATACTTCCATATGAATGACGTTCATTTGGTATTATCTGCTGAAAACTTTGGAGTTAAGAAAGGAAGTATAGCAATAAGAGACTTAGGATACTTCGTTCCAAGAATTGGAGACTTCCAAAATGTTACTATGACTAAAGGAAATAAAGATGTCCAAATTGGATATTATACTTTAGACAATATTGCATTAACTGCTGAAGAGTCAGCTGATGTACACAAAAGAATTGATAGATTTTCTGAAACTATCGAATCTTGGGCTCCATATGATGAAGAAGGTAGACTTCTTGTTAAGTCAGAAAGAGACTTGTATGATGCAACTGATTGCATACAACCTCTTCTAAAACAATTTGAAGATAATTACCTATAAGATAAAATTAATAGAAGGGGATTTACCCCTTCTATTTTTTGTATTATATATTATAACTATGAGAAGAACGAGGACAAGTAAAAAAGAAAGAAAGTCGTTAATCATAATTATACCTCAAATATATTATATATAGATAAGGTCTAAGTTCTTCTCGACTTTATTTTTTTTTTATGGTTCTCTTTTAGTAGTAGGATAGAATGTATCAAAGTTAAGTCCTTTGAATTTAACTGAAGTATCGTGTGATAACTTAAGTCTCTTTTGCACAAGCTCATGTTGTTGCTTATTAAGTTTAAGACCAAAGTTTACAGGTTTATCCCAAACGTCTAGCATTTCGTATGGTAAATCTCCTGCACATTTTGAGCATATCATCTCACCTTTACAAGTAAGTACAGAACGCATTTCCATCTCTTTTCCAGCATACTTACTATAATTACTATCATCCAATTTAACTTCTTTACCACCATCTATTACCCAACGTCCAATATATTGTATCTTCTTTGAAGGGTCTACATATATCTTACAATATACTTTAGTTCCACAATCAGAACCATATTTATCAAGTCTTATTGTACGGAATACATAGTTCATCATCTTAGCAACAGCTCCCCCAACTTCAGTAGCCTTACCTCTTGAGTATCCACCTACAAGTCCCATATTAGAAGCGTAAGATAAGTCTTTCTTTTGAAGTCCATCTTGAAGTGATTCTGTAACAACTCTAAACTTATTAAAGTCACTATCTTGAGGAAGTGAACCTGCCATAACTGCCATTGTTTGGAATTGGTTTCCAAGTCCTAGAACTCCACTACCGTAAGCTTCCATTGCAGGGTCATCAGCATATACTTCTTCAACTTTCTTTAAAACTCCTTTTGCAACTTTATCTGCTGCAACTGGGTCGTCCTTTTTAAGTCCTTCTTTATTTTCTTCTATAAGCTTTTGCTTTAAATTCTTAATATCAGGTGTAAGACAAAGCATACCAGTTGATAAAGATGGATTTACAAATGAGCTCATTCTTAATGAGAAAGACTCATATCTATTTATACATCTTTTGTAATCATCTATGGTAATTTCTTTTGCTTTAATTTTTACTCCTATTTCTGTAAGTATAGAAGCTAGTTTCTTTTTAGTTAGAACTTCTGTAAGAAGTGGTATCTTGCATTCTTGGAATAAAAGCTTCCATACAATGAATTGTCCTATTGTACAGTAATAAGTCTTATTACCAGCAAGTCCGTATGTTCCACCTTCAAATTCCATAAGTTCTCTTATATCATTTTCTTTCTTAAACTTAGTTGTATCCCCTATTCTTAAATCTTTAAATAAGAAGCTCATAGTTATATCATCAGGAGTTGCAGCCTTAAGTTTTGCCACAGTTTCAGATTTTGCAAGTTTTGCTCCCTTTTGAAATACTGTAAATGAATACAGTGCTTGTTGGGCATCATTTCCAAGCTTCTTCATATTCTCAAGCTTCATATCGTAATATAAGTTCAAAGAGTTTCTCTTTTGCTTACACTCTTCATTAGCTTCATCAGAAAACACTGGTCTTGCAACTGTCTTATCTCCATCTAAGTCTCCGTCCATTCCTGCAAGTTGTAATGTAGATATCTTTTCAGATTCTATAAAATAACCTGACAGTTCTTTTTCAGCTCTTATTGCATTTTCTCTTATATGTAAATCCCCATACTTATCTATTATATAATCTATATCAGGATAATAAGGATACTTCATTCCATAAGCTTCAACTTCAACCGTTCTTAAAGTTGACAAGACATGAATAAGAGTAGGTATTATATTAAAGCTATCCATTGTAGGGTGACGTGTTACCATCATGTGTCTTTCAGCAAGTTCAGCTTCTTCATAGGCAAACATATAAAGCAAATCAGTTATTGTCATAGCTCTTGCTTTTTGCTTACCGTTTACTTTATATTCCATTATAAGAGGTTCTCCATCAGGAGTTAGAATAGGATTAAGTCTTTCAGATATAGAGTGCAAGTAAGTATCTCTATACTCTTTCATCTTTTCCCCATCGTAATACATTTCCTTTTCCATTAATGAAAATTGAGAACCATTCTTTTTTCTCATAGGAAGTTGCTTTAGAAATGCTGACATTCTTCTTGACATAAATAAAAACATTCCAGCACTTATAGATGTAAGTGGAAATCCAGTTTTATCAACATTTACCTTTTCATCATAGAACTTATCTCCATCAAACTCATGTCCCGATAGCACTATAAGAGAACCATAGTCCACATGCTTTGATAATGCTCTTTTTCTTTGTAGTCCATACTTACCACCAATTATAGCTTTTAAGAAATCATACAGTTGTACAATTTGTAGCTGTATTTGATACATAAGTCTATTAACATCAAAAAGCTTTACATCTTTATTATCCTTAAGTAGTTTAGCTTTATTCATAAGAGAACGATATAAAGAGTTAAGCTCATCAATACCCATTTGTCCAGCTCTTATATCGACATCTCTAAATGCTATAGGTATAACTATCATCTTATCTGTAAATAAAGTAGTCTTATCGTATTTCTTAAGTACAGCTCTTACGTCTTCTTTAAATAAAGATAAATCTTGGTCTTCATCATTTCCTGAATTTATATTATTAAACTTAATCTTTTCAAAGTTCTTATAAAGCCACTCAAGTCCAGTATATCCTGTAGGGTCAGGCTTTAACTCTCCCTTATCTGTAATAGTATAGTAATCAGTACCTGCAATTATTCCATCTATCTTTCTAAAGCTTCTTTTAAATATTCTTTTATAAATAACTGGGTGCATAAACTTTCCATTTAAGCTTATGTATCCAAATAGTGTTTGTCTATCAAGAGTTGAAACTCCAAATATTCTTTGTGATACAAGTCCATTAGGGTCTGGAGAACCGTTTGCCATAAAGAGATTAGTTGAAGTAACCTCTTGTATTTTAAGCTTTCTCACAAACTCATCAAATTTAATCAGTTTCATTATAAATCTGTAACCTCCTTACCTTCGCTCTCAGCAAGATGTGCAAGGTCATATAAATCATTAGGGTCTATATTTAGTAGTGCTGTATAACCTTGCTCTTCCCGCATTTCATATATTTCTCTGTCATTTCTATTTTGCATATCTAAGTTCTTCATTGATTCTATTGCTACCATAACTTCTTTAAAGTTTCTAGGTTGTATACGCTTTAGAACATCCATAGCTTCTTTTGGTATTTTCTTACAATTTGTATTTAACTTTCCTCTTATGAATAACCAGTCTCTTTTTCTTGTAGCCGCTCTATTATCTTCTATTGCCTTTTCTTCTTTTACCTTAGTCATTTGATACATTACTCTTTGGTAATAAATAGTAACCATTCTTGTTACTAACTCTTGTAAGTTAGCATTCGTCATATAAATATTCATAATATCCCTTGTATCAGGTGGCATATCATCAAATATCTTTTTAACAATCTCTTCCATATCCTTACTACGTGGAGTACCAAATCTTGGTACTATTATTTCTGAGAATATATTTTCTTCCAGTGGCTTTTCGGCATTAGTATACTTAAGTTTTATAAATGGCTCAGTATATGCTGCAACCATACTATCTAGTGTCTCTATTACATCTCCATTGAAGTTAAGCTTTGTACTCATTCTTAACTTTTCTTTTTCAAGTTCTATATTCTTATTAAGTTCTTCTTTCCTTATTTCCAATTCTTTTTCTTTAATCTCAAGCTCTTTTAGAGTTCGCATCTTATCAAGATGTAACCTTTTAAGTTCCATTCTTTCACGAAAATCAAACTCTCTTGACTTAAAGATAAACCATAAGACAAAGCCTACTGCCGTAAATGTTACTATATTTATTATACATATTAAAAATATTATAGTTAAATCCATCTATGTTAAACCTCCATTTGTTATTATTTTCCTACTTAAAGTGTTCGTAAACTCGTTTGTAACGAACACTTTTATGAGATTTAGAACTAACAAAGGAGGTTTATAATGCTAAGAATTGACGACTTTTTAACTGACAATAGAGACATTCTAAACTGTCTTAAAACAGCAGTTATTAAAAAGCAAAAGGAACTAGAATACTATGACACTGAAGAGTCTCGTGTCAGATTTAATATATACAGAAATGCTAGAAATCAAACCGATAGTATTTATGAATACGATTATGAAGTAGAAGAGTTCTATGATGTAGGATATCTAAATCATGATAATATAATAAGAATGCAAAGATTCCCAAAAGATATAAAGTTATACTTAAGTGAAGAGCAGTGTGAGAAACTTTTGGAGAATAAAAGAAAGTATGTGCTTTCACACTATATTGAAGAGAATGAGTATGTATTAACTCTTATGGGATATCCTTATCAAGAAGAAGACTTTTTGTATCTTGGATACCACATAGACGGTATAAGAGATAATATTCCAGTTCATCGTATGAGCCAAGGAGAAATATCTATCTTAACTAATAAAGGAATACTAAAAAAGATTATAGAAGATAATCCTGATAAAGAGTATCTTAACTATATCACAAGAAGAATACCTTTTTATGTGACAAGAACTACAGAAGCTTTTGGACTTTTGTATATTGATACTACAAAGTATAATGTAGGATATAGAGTTGCAGAAGTTTATGAGTATATGAGAATTGCTTATATGAAAACTCAGTACAATGAATATTATCATGACTCTTATGATTACTACGAACCACTTACAGCAACTTATCTTATTTGTGCTACAATGTATATGATACTTGCTGAAAACCCTATGAATATACTTGAGTTCGACTTTACATCAGATGAGATACTAGATAGTCTTTATAGAACATTCTCAATTCCGTATGTTGCAGATTTACCCAAATCTGTGCGTATAGCATTTGCTGAGAAGATAAATAGAGTTTTAAGATATAAAGGGGATAAATCATCAATACTTAATATTGCTGAAGCTTTCGGTATTAAAGATGTATACCAATATATTCTTTATAAAGAATATGTAGACTTTGAAAAGGGTTATGACCCTACTAAGTCTTTAGAGGAAAACTATAAGCTATCATTTGTAAGAGTACCGATTGGAGCTAAAGATTTACATAAGTTTATTTATAATATAAGAGAAGGGGATACTAAAGCTAAGATTCCTTTTGATGAGTTTGTATCTGGAGATAGAAGATGGGGACTTGGAAGAGATAAGCTAAAAGAATATGTAATGAAAGAGAACTTCTCATACGTTACTACAAAGTATATTGGAGTTGATAGTGTCGTATCACTTACAGAAAATGCTTTTACTCAATCTGAGTTCTTATCATTCTTATTTGGTAATAAAGAAAGATTGGGGGATTTTAAACTTACTCTTACTAAAGCAAACTTACAAGCAAGTCTATGGGACGCATTTGTATATTCTATGGTACTTATTATGAATAAGAATGGTTATGAAGATGATATAATAAAAGACCCTGAAGGACTTGTTTATATCTATGGTATAGATAATCACTTTAAATTAACAGAAGAAGTTGCTGAAGCATTTAATTCAAGAGTTCCAAAGGATATGGAATACTTATCTTATTATAAGACAGTAAATGAATCTATGTCAGTTGTAGATTTCTTAGATGTACTTTTACATAATAGAAATGCTTTAGGTGTTTTAAGAAGAATGATAAGAGAAGAGCACTTTGATTATGCTATTATGAAAGAGCTTATGAAACTTGAGCACATGATAGGTACTATGGCTATTAATCATTACTATGGACAGATTAAAAATTATGATAGTTATTCAGATTACTTAGCTATATCTAATCCACCTTTATACACACACTTACAAGCAATGAAAGTTGGTGGACATGTAGAAGATGATATGAATGAAGAACTTCTATCAGTAATAGAAGATTTATATAACTATTGTAATCCATCACATACAGCAGCAAGAGATAATCTTTTATCATTCCTTTCTAAGATAAAGGAAGATGAAGCTCAAACTATTAAAACGACAATGTTTAAGATGATAGCTTTCTTAAAAACTTATACAGTTGATTTAAGAGTATCTGAAACTTCGTATATATTTGATGATTATGAAAGAATATTATCAGAGGTACTTATTAAGAACCACGTATGGCTTTGGGATAGAGTTACTACAACTACTTATGAAGAAGCTACACAAACTGTAAAGATGTTAGGATTTCACTCATATCTTGAAGTAACTGATTTTATTCATAGAAAGGGAGTAAGAGATAGAAGTAAGGTTATGTATCCACCTTGGGTTACAGTTCCTAATACAGTAGAATATCTAAGACCTGATATGAATGAGATTACATATGATGATGGATTCCAAAGATGGTTTAAAGAGTATGACAATGATTATATTGATGTATTTGAAACTGTACCACATGTACTATATAAGGTACATGAAAGAGATAGAGATATAGAAATTCACGACTATGCTTTTCAAAAGACTTTTAAAGAATTTGAGCATGAATATGTAGAACCATTAGAAATTTTAAATGATAAGTATAAATGGTACTTCTGGGATAGATATTCAAATCTAGGAGTAAAAGATACTATTACTAATAAAACTAAACTAGATATTCATACAGATACTAAGGTTTATGATACGATAAGATGTCGTGAAACTGGCCGTTTACAAACAGACATTGTAGATATATTAAAAAGATAGGAGGAAGATAAATGAGAAAATTAGACGATATATTATCATTTTCTTCATCTTTAGATGACCCTAAACATTCAAACGAAGTAAGAGGTGTTCTTATAAAGAAAGAAGATAATGTAACTCTACCCTCTGGTAGAACTCTTTTCAGAAGAACTAAGTCTGGAGAAAACACTATGCTTATTGGAGTTACTCAGTTACTTGCAGAATTCTTAACTGGTAAAAGAACTAATAAAATACAAGTATTAACTTTAGATGAAGATTTAAAAACTACTATTACACCTACATCATCAATAGTTAAAAATGAACTTAACTATTGTGGAGTAATGCTATGTAATGGTGGAGCAGATGGAGCTGTTGTTAAAGCTGTTAATAGATATGCTCCGGGATTTACTGCTGCGACAAGAATACCTTGGAGAATGGTAAAGAAAGCTTCTGATGACCCTAATACTTTATATCAAAACTATGCCGGAAGAAGTGTAGAAGGAAATGATGTAAAATATTATCTAAAGAAATTAAAGAAGATAGATTGGGTTAATAGAACTGTAGATGGAGAACAAAAGCTAACAGACAGACCAGAAAACTCTTTATCTGGTTCAGTAGCTGTTGAAACTGTTATCCAAACTGAGTTTAATATAACTCTTCAAGATATGGCTGAATACTATAAATCTATAGGTGAAAATGTAAGAAGAAAATTCTCTACTATTTGCTTATTTATTGGTAATACAGTAAATGTACAGTTAAATGGTTCTACTTATACAGACCACAGAAACTTATTAGTTGCTAACCAACTAAATATAGAAGAAGAGTATTTAAAACAAAACAAAGAGGCAGAGTACGAATATAACGTGCACTTCAGATAATATGATTGGTGTAGGGGTGTCCCTACACCATTAATATTTTTTCGTATATATTATAAACGAAGTAGTACAATACTAAAAATTTTATGGAGGTAAAATTATGGAAAAACAAGCAAGATTATTTTTAAGTACAAGACAAGGAGAAAAGCATGTAGTTTATCAAGACGGTTTTGACAATGATTGCAATACTATTATAAACTATAAACTTCGTGATGATTTAACACAAATACAATCACAAGAAGAAATCCGTAAATGGGTAAAAGATTTAAAAGAGTTTTTAAAGGAATGTCTGAGAAATTATGCTACAATAATGGAACTGTATATTGATGTAGAAGGTATAGGAACTGTATGGCTTATACCAGCAATAGTTAAAGCTACAAGTAGTATATATGATGATGATGAACTTGCAGGAGTTAGCATATCTCTTATAGATTTTGATGGAGATAACTATACTACAACTAGACTTTTGAAATACTAAGGTTGAAATTGGGGTGGTGAAATTCCACCCACTTTATATTAATATTAAAATTTTAGGAGGAATAAAAATGTCAATTAAAAATGTAAATGTGGAAAATGAAATACCTATGTGGAAAAAGATTATAGTTGTTGGGTTATATAATGTAGTTAATTTTGACCCAATAGATGTAAAGCCCGAAGGAAGTTATATTATAGACATTCGTCGTAATACTGAATCTGGAATATTTGGTACTGTGGTACATCATGAATCAGATACAGTATACGATGTACTAGAAGATTTAGTGAGTATTATTAAAGCTATAGCTTTCCCTAGAAGAACTATGTATGTTCTTAATGGAAAGACAAAGGATGTTATAATATCTTTAATACAAGATTTAAAAGAAAAATGCCCAGTAGCTTTTTCTAATGACTTAGCTGAGCAATATAGTCGTGTATTGAATTTGCTTAAAACTGCAAATACTTTATTTGCAAGTAATGAAGTAATGACTTCTAATGAAGCTACACGCAGAATAAATGTAATATTCAATACTGTAGATAAAGAAAATGTGGCTAAACCTAAAGAAGAAGTTAAAGAAGAAAAGCCTGTATTTGCTAATGCTAGAACTAAAGAAGGTGTATTTATTCCAGATGATATGAACCCTAAGAAAACGTTCAGAGCAGGTATGATACTTGCAAATATGATACATGTTACAGATGTAGTAGATGGAGAATATTGTGGTAATATGAGAATGCCAGTATACAAATACATAAAAGGAGTTCTAAAGGATGACCACAGCAATAGACCTTTAGTTCTTTGTAATGATGATGCTGCAAGATTATACAGAGAATTTATAAGATGTGGTGAAAGAGATGTATATGGTAAACTTTTGTATACAAAAGAATTTGGTAAGTTCTTAGCAAATGTAATCCCTGTAGATGAAAAGGAAGTAATAAAAGATATAGGAGATGATGGTTGGGATGATGTAATGTTAGCTGAAAGATGGTCAGGAATTAAAGCTCCTGAAAAGAAAAAGAATGCAGTTATCATTACAGCTAATAATAAATTAGGTAATCATCTTAATGTGTTAAATACAAATAAAGCAATAGAACTATTTGGAATAGACACAAATAAAGTTG